CAGCTCATAGACGATCGTGGTTGGTGCCGTGAAGTAGGTTACAGCGTGCCCAGCCGACAAAGTAAGCCGATGCTCAAGTCCTTCTACCGTCAAGTTTTGAGCGAATTGGGTTGGGCCTTCCGAAGTGGTAATTGACTTTTCAATATTGATGACACTGCCTACATCAAGTAGGGCAAGTGTGTCTTGGTCTAGGGCAGGCGTGCCGGGGAACTCGGTGCCGATTGAGTTGAAGCGTGCTTCTGGATTAGCGTTAAGAAGGTATTCGGCAAGTGTGAGAGCTGCGGCGTCGTTATGAACTAGCGAGTCCGTGATCGAGGTTGTTTGGATTAGGTAGGTCGCTTGAGAGGTCAGGTCTTCGGCGACTTGTGGCGATGATGCTCCAGCGTGTGCAACTGATGCACGATTGACGACTGTGTCCGCTTGGAAAGCAATATCAATCGCCGAGTAGCCGATCTTGGTTGGTGGGTTTGTGTCGTGAAACTCTGCAACAGGGACGCCTAAGACTTGCCCGATGCGCTTCTGGAAGGTAATAGTGCCTTCACGATCCACAAAGATTCTGCCTTGCTCGGCTTCCATGATCTTGTTGGCGTAGCCTGCAACCGAAGTACCGTTTGCGACCGTCCAAGCGGCTGCACCGCCAAGGGTCGCCACGCCTGTCTCAATGCTCCGAGTGCCCACATAATCCACTTCTGGACGATCTAACAGGTCGTCAAAACGATCGCTTGAGAGCTGCTCTGTGACATTCCATTCAGCCAAGAAAGTCTGCCCAAGTTGATAAGAGAAGTCAGCGCAAGTTACGCTCACGGTGTCTAGACCGCCGAGGGTAAAGGTGTAATCGAAGTTCACGATGTAGCCGACCCACAAATACTTTTTGACGCCGAGCGAGTCATATCGAGAGAAGCGGACTTTGCGAAGTGGTGCAAGCCCGGGAAGCGAGTTGTTCGGATCGTAGTAAGGGGATGTCGTGTCGAAAGGGTTGAACACTCCGTCGGCGTAAGTGTCGTTGAGCGTGAAGCTCATCGTGCCATAAGGGAATTGGTCGCCTGTGTTGGCGCGTCCGCGTTTTGCTGTCAAGCCGATAGTGCCGTCCATGACCGACGCGTATTGATCGGTGCCGTCTAAGACATAATCAGTTGAGTCAAGTGTGCCTTTAGGGTCGTCGTCAAGTGTGAAAGCGTTCCAGTTGTACCCTGTATCAATCTCAAGGTCGTAAAGACCTGATCCAACTACCGCGACGCCTGCCATTACGCAACCGCTATATCTGCTGGGCCGTTCTGCCTGTTGAATGCTCTGATCGCGTTCACGACAGCGTTGCCCACTTCGGCACTCGAAGCCAAGCCGCCGTTCACATTGACTGTGTATTGTTGAATCATTTCGGGGGTTACGCCACCAAAAAACGACCCAATTTGCCCTTGAGTGTCAATAGTGTTTCCACCACCGCTATATCTCGACGAGCCACCACCGCCCGTCATTGGTGCGGCAGGTGTAGGAATTACTGGAGTGGCAATAACTGGCATTGAAGGGACGATTGATCCTGTCTCTGGCATGCCAGCGCGCTCGCTTACGCCAGTGAAACCACCACCACCGCCACCGATACTTGGAAGATCTACTTTTGGCACGCTAGGAATGTCAGTGAACGGGCTAATTGCGTTTATGCCTTTAATCAGTGCGTTCACGGTATTGATCCAAGTGTTCGCAAAGATCTCAAAACCTTTCATGAGACCGTTAAGGACACTGTTCACAATGGTTCTGAATGTCTCAAACTTGTTGTAGGCGTATCCAATTCCTACGACCAGTGCTGCAACTCCTGCCGCTATCGCTGTAAAAGGATTGAGCGCCATTGCAAGGTTCACCGCCAAGATTGCGACGGATATTGCGGTGATTGCGGCAGCTATTGCAAGGAATGCTTTTGGATTGTCTTGTGCCCAATCAGCAAACTTTTGCAGTATTGGTAACGCTGCTTCAACTACTGGAAGAAGTGCTGCACCGATAGATTCTTTTGTTTCATCCAAACTGTTCTTTAGGATCTTGAACTTGCCTGCGGCGGTGTTTGCAGCTGCGGCAGCTGCTCCACCAAAAGTACCGTTAAGAACGGTCATTACTTCATCAAGAGATGCGCCGTCTTTAATCATGGCTTTAATCTCTGGCGATAAGGCTTGCAGGCCTTTCATGTTTCCGCCGTATGCACGGGCTAATGCTTCGCTGACTTCGCCTAGTGATTTATTGGAGCCGATAGCAATGTCTTGGGCGAGACTTAGGGCTGTCGTCGCTACTTGGACATCTTTTGTTCCTCGAAGCAAACTCGCAAACGCTGGACGAAGTTCGCTGTCTGCTGTGCCCGATGCGCGCGACATTGAAGCGATCATCTTCTCTGTCGCGGCAACTTGGGCGTCGGCTGCTCCGGTCACATTCTTCATGGTGACGGCAAGTTGTGTTTGTTCTGCTTGATCTTCTACAGCCGCTTTAGTGGCTAGTCCTATTGCCCCAGCGACAGCCGTCAATGCAGCCGCCGCAGGTACAGCGGCTTTTTTAATAGCAAATTGTGCTTTGGCAGATGCGCCTTCAAGAGACTTAAACTCTTTGATCGCTTTTTGGGTGCCTTTAGCGTCAAACTCGGAAACGATTGGGATATTTACTGAAGCCATTACGAGACCACATTCCGATCAACTTTGTCCATGACAGTCTCAACAATTCGCCGCATTTCCGACTCGACTGTGCCTTGGTTCTTTTCCATTGCTTTCCACATTACTCTTGATCGCCTGCCGTATCGCGCCGAGAGAGCTTGACCAAGTTTGCCGTTGGCTGCCATGTCAAAGAGTGTCCCAGTCGAGCCCGAGTAGACGATGTTGAAGACGCCGACATTGCGGATCTGTCCACGGAACTCGGAAACCTTTTTTGTGTTGATTTTGGCAGAGATCTTTTGTTTGCGTCCAGCGTCCCAAGGAAGCATCTTGAAACCTGATTTAGTAGTCCAGTTTCTAGCCATGCCAGAAAGGGGAACGGTGCCGGGTATAAGAGCTAGTGCGTCGTTGATTACAGGCTTGGCAACATTGCGAAAGTCTTTTGCAATTTGGTTACGAAGTCCAGGCTCTATTGAGTTGAGCTGCTTAATTGCTTCTTTAAGTCCGTAGATCTCAACTTTTGTGTTAAGTCCTTCAGCCATTAGCGTCCTTTCTTTTTCTTGTTAAGGATGCTAATCACGGTCTCTAGGTCTCGAGTGTCAAAGGGTATTGCAGGCGGCCACCAGCCGACAGCGATTAGCAATTCTGCTAATTGGCGTCGATAGGTTCCGCCACCGTAGGGTTTGGGTTTGTTTCATCCACGGCATGAATATCCATGTTTGGATTGTCTTTGACCCATTCACGCCAAGTTGAAGGAACTTTTTCGCCTTTAAGAGACAAGATTGTGTGAGCCCAGCAAGCAAGATCTGAATAGCCGATTCCTCGACCGTCAGACACTTTTCGGTTTTCAATTCGTTCCCATTCGCACACAACAAACATGTTTGTTATATATTCTTTCGCACCTTTGCCGTCATCAAGATCTACGGAGATTTTGACTTTCATTTTGTTTCCTTTCGTCGGGCCAAGGAAGGCCGAAGATTATGGGTTGGTTACATCAGCCGAGAAGACGCCACCCATGAAGGTTAGGTCTACGGACTGGAGTTCGCCGAGCGATGCGGAGATTACTGGCAACGACTCAAGATAGGTGTTTGTCAGAGTGAAGCCGGGATTCGTGCTGGAATCCACTGCGGTTGTTGGTTTTACGATAAGAACTAATTTCGTTCCGACAAGTGGTGCGAGTGTGGCGTAAGTGGCGCTGGCTTCGTAACTCAAAAATAGGGTTAGCGTGCATTCGTTATTTTCGAGGCCTGCCGTAAAAGTGTTTGCTGTATTGCCGAAGACCGTGTCGTTCAATGCGGTCACAGTGCGAGTCAAGACTGCGCTAGTGCACCAGCCCGAGAGGTCTACCGAGGCGACGGTGACTTTTGGTTGGCTGAGGATTGTGGAAGTTGCCATAATGAGTTACTCCTTGGAAGTGTTGGATTTAGTTTGACACATAATGAAGCCCAGAGTGTGGATTAGGCAGTCTGCACGACAGTCGTGACAGACAGTTCATAGGCAGGAAGCGTCGAGCCGCCGATGTCGAGGTTTGTAGGGCGTCCAGATACCACGCCGATATTGAGTGCGTAGATCTGGGCGAGGATATTTAGCAAGCTCTTTTGGGCGTCTAGGTTGCCGGGGCCGAGCGTGATGATCTGCAAGGTGAAGTTGAGTTTTGCGACATTGTAGTTGTAGCCGTCAATCGAGTCGATGTTCACAAAGACGCTTGGCGGCGTGATATTGCGTGGATCGTTATTGACTTGTAGACCGCTCACCGTTGAGAGCTTTGCTACTAGATCGTCGTAGCCTTCGTTAAATAGATCGGTGTAGTTAGGTACAGGCATTAGGCGACCTGCGGACGATCAATCCCCAAAAGCTGGCGGATCATTCCGTTCAGACCCATAACTGGAGTTACGCCCATATTTTGGAACGAAGCGAATTGGTCTACCGATCCTCGTTGGCGATACAGAGCGCCACCGTACATCTGGGTTCCTAAAAATACATCTTGTGAAGGAACGGTCGTAAGCGAGTCCACATAGCCCGCTTCCATTCTTCGACGCCAGCAGAATTGTGAAGCTGCACTGGCGCACACTGTAAGGAAGGCGGCGTCGGCGGCGGTCGCTGTACCGATGCCGATCCAGTCCTCGAGGTTGGCTGCCGTGACCCAAGTGCAAACTTGAGTGATTGTGAGAGTGCCAGAAGCGGCAGTGCGCGCGACATCATCGGCGGTCTTTGCGACGAGCACCTGGTTAGCGATCGGAATGTTTACATCGTAGAGAAGATCGCCTTCGGTATCTATGCCGACATAAAGGTACTGCGGTAATGCGCGGACTGTGTAAGTTCCGTTAAAGGTTGCATCTACCCCGGCAAGGACGACACTTGCGCCGAGTTCAATTTCTGCATCGGTAAGAAGTTGAACTACGGCGTAGTTGTCTATGAGGTATTTCTGCGTGACGCTGTATACAGCCATGAGCGGTAGCCCCGCTCTCGACTAAGCCTGTGTAATTTTGCGGATCATTCCACCGATTGCAGCAAAGGTTGAGACATAGCCGTGGAAGCTCATGGTCTTACCCAAAGTTGCAGGAGTGTCCACGCTAAGCAGGCCCTGAATGCTTTCGTAGAATTCGTAAGCATCGCCTTGTCCTTGACCTACGCGAGTGATG